GTGATTATCTTACAGTCGTTATTAATATTATGTGGCGACTCTACATGGTTGTTGAAAACTATAGTCATCCTAAGTTTGACTTCTTTTCTCGTAACACAACCATAATTAATGGTGATGATCTTATTATGTCATCTGATTTTGATGATCTTGATCTTAATTCACCTCATGCTCGTATTGAATGGGCAAATAGACATGTCACTTGGGATGAAATGGACTTTTGTTCACACAAATTTAGTCCATATATCCATCAAGATCCTGTTAAAGTCCAGGCTGTATTAACTCTTAGAAAGAAGAGGTCTTATGGTGAAGATCCACTTTGTGAAATGCAAAGATTGGGTGGACTTTTACATGTCTTAAGCGATGAGTTTACTTACAATCTAATACTTACTCGCATGGTTGATTTGGCTGATAAATATGATTTGTATGACCTTTATGATCAACAATACATCACTTATGATGAATTGTATGCAAATTATAATATGCCTATTCAGTTGTTTTAAATTTTTTAGACCTTAGCATGTCATTAAACTGCTGGGTTTATTTAAATACCATTTTTATGGCGCGCGTTCTTTAAAAAATGTCGACCCGTCGTGTCGTTCAAGTTAAAAGAGCTAAAAAGAATAAGCCTAAAATTAAAGCAAATTCTACTCAAAATAAACCTAATCAACGTCAAAGACGTTTTCAGAAACAACAAAATCAACAACCTCAGAAAACCACATCTCGTCGTAAGAAACGTGGAAATAGAGGTCAACAAACTAATAATACAAGTTACGGTGGGCCATTTAATATGGCAAAAGGAACTTCTCGTGACTATAGATGTGTTATTGCAGAAGAAACTATTGGTCTTCAAGCTAGTAATAATTCTGCTAATTTTGGTGTTCTTAATACTTATAACATCAATCCTGGAAATGCAACTACATTTCCTCTTCTTTCTCAAGAAGCAGCTGTTTTTGAGACATATAAATTTGAATACTTAGAGTTTTACTCAGTACCAAGTGTCTCAGGTTATGCGGCTGGTGGGCAAACTGGAAGTGTTTCACTTTCAGTTGATTTTAATGCCAGCCATGCACAACCAATTTCTTATACTGCTGCTGTAGATCTTGATCCTGCTGATGAGGATCTACCTTGTAATGATCTTAGAATCATTCTTCCTCCTGAGAAAATGCATGCACAAAATATTGCCAAATTTATTAGAACCGGTGGTTTGCCTGGTTCTTCCGACATTAAAACTTATGATGTTGGTAATTTGTTTGTTTGTGCTGAAGGGCTCAGTGCTACTCAATTCAACGTAAATCGCTTGTATTGTAGATATAAATGTCATCTATATACAAGAGTTGATGTTGCTGGAGCTGGAGCTCCTCAAAATAATTCTGTTGCTTTGTTTCGTACTAATGGTATGGAGACATATAATACAACTACTGTTGCACAGAATATGGCCTTTGCAACTAGTGTTGCAAATGGTATTAGTGTAGTTAATACTGCTGGTTCATTTACTTTACCGGCTGGTAACTACTTAATTGACGTTAATTTTAGTGCTGAAAACACTTCTGATGATACAATTTATGCTAATATAGATATTTTTCTTAATGGTACAAGTGTTTCTAGCACGCAAGGCCCATACATTGGTGGTATCACTGGTGGGGCCAAGTTAGAATTCGCCAATTTGTCAATGTCATGGTTTTTAAGTTTGAAAGCCACTGACGCAGTTACGATACCTGCTAATATTTCATTTTCAGGTGGTACTCAGGAAATGTATGGTAGTGTTCGTTTTACTGCAATTTAAAAAGTGAGTTTGAACTCTCATTTTTTGGACATAGGCGTGGATGCGTAATGTCTTTTTAATTGAGTTAAATTTCTC